TAAATTACTAACAGTGAATAAACCTTTTAAAAAATCAAAAAAGGTAAATAATCTGAAAATTGGCAATTATGGTATGAATAATGTAGCAAATGTTAGTGGCACTGTATTAGTATCATCAACTGGCGATGGCCTATCTGGGGGTGTTGAATGATCAGGTTTTCTAAATTTTTAGAAGAAAAATATGTAACAATTAACGATATAGTTGAATATGATGATGACCATGATGAAAACGATTCTTCTAAAAAAACAAAAAATGAAAAAAAGCGTAAAAAATGTAAATCAAAATACAATTATAATAATTTAGTTACATATATGCAACAAGTATCTGGTATACAATAAGGATTTAAAAATGGACAAAAAAGAACTATTAACAAAATTTATTAATTCAGTAATTGAAAATGATGACTTATCTGCTCAAGAAGCTATTAAGGCATATTCAATTCAAAAAACTAAAAGTGTATTATCTAGAAATACTAAAAACATTTCAGAGAATTATAAAAAATTCTTGGCTCTTTTAAAAGAAAGCGAATATGATGTTTCTTTAAATGGCGATAATGTTTTAGTAAATGGAAAAGTTGTAGGTAAGATTATTAATAATCTTGATGATGATTCTCCAATCATTTTCACCAGTAAAGATGGAAAAACAAAACATCAGTTTGATACAGTTGAACAATTATTTCAATTTATCGAACAACAATTTGGGAAACGGGTTTCAGAGAATTATAAAAAATTCTTGGCTCTTTTAAAAGAAAGCGAATATGATGTTTCTTTAAATGGCGATAGTGTTTTAGTAAATGGAAAAGTTGTAGGTAAGATTATTAATAATCTTGATGATGATTCTCCAATCATTTTCACTAGTGTGGATGGAAAAACAAAACATCAGTTTGATACAGTTGAACAATTATTTCAATTTATCGAACAACAATTTGGGAAACGGGTTTAATCATGAAAAATGAACTTTTGATAGAATGCACCGGAAACAGTTTAGATACAATAGTCGAAAGCACAGATAACGAAAATAAAAACATATTTTTAAAAGGCGTTTTCATGCAGGCAGATATTGTAAATAGAAATAAAAGGAAGTATCCATTGCATGAGATGAATAATGCTGTTTTAGATTTTTCTAAAAGAATTCAGGAATATGGTGGAGTATTTGGTGAAGCTGATCACCCAAATAGTTTAAACATCAACATGGATAGAGTATCCCATGTTATTACCGAAATGTATATGGATGGTTTTAACGCTATAGGTAAAGCTAAAGTCATTAAAGAAACACCAATGGGAAAAATTTTAAATGAGTTATTAAAAACTGGTGTTAAAATCGGCGTTTCTAGTAGAGGTACTGGACAAGTAGCTGATGATGGAACTGTATCCAATTTCAGCTTAGTAACAGTTGATGCAGTAATAACGCCATCTGCACCCGGTGCTATTCCAATGTCTGTATATGAGAGTTTAGAGCTTGACAAATCAGGCAGAAAAGTTTTAAGCTTGAGTGAAGCATTGTTGATGGACAAATCAGCACAAAAATTCTTTACAAAAGAAATTATAAATTTTATTAAAAATATATATAATAAATGAGGAAAAAAGAACTATTAAAATATCAAAAAAGATCCGCCGATTTGGCGGATCTTTCGTTTGTGGATAGAATAAAATATTGGAGTGTCAATAGTCCAACTAGCATGAAAAAGTTTGACACGGAAACGTTTAATAAACTTTTAGAACTAACTAGTAATCTAGATGAAAAGGCTAGTATTAGACAAAGAATGTGGCACGTATTAAATTCAGATTATAGTTTACAAATTTGTAAAGCTAACGGATGTGATAAAAAAGTAAAATGGAATTATGAGAAAAAAAATTACAATACATTTTGTTCAGTAAAATGTAGAGCATCTGATCCGTCGATGATTCTCATTTTACAGTCAGAACAAGCAAAACAAAAAAGAAGATCAACTAATATTAAAAAATATGGTGGAATATCACCGTCAGCTTCAAAAGAAGTCACCAATAAGATAAAAAATACAAATTTACAAAAGTATGGCGTTTCATGTCCACTAGCAATTCCTGAAAAAAGAGATGGTTATTTAAAACAATATTCTGTAAGTAATGTTTCACAACTACAGCATATTAAAGAAAAGAAAATACAAACTTTTCAAAAACGGTATGGTGTTGATAATGCTTTTAACATTCCACAGTTAGTTAAAATATGTCGTTTTATACCAGATGACAAACAACACCACTGGTCGAGGATTTTAACCTAAATGAAACGCCATCAAAGTTTTTGATGGCGAAAAGCTTACGATAACTGAGTTTCGTTCGCTTTTTTAAACAATCATACAAGTTTTTCCACGAAACATCATTGATTTCAGAGCCTAACATTTCCTTCCAACGGGTAGTTATGGCTTTCAAATCAACTTCAGGAAAAATTGTAACTGATTGATTTGTAAGGAATTGTCGCGCCCTGCGCGACAATTCCATAGCTGCTGCTATTGAATCATATTCTTCTGGCTGCATCAAGCAGCCAACAAATGATGAATAAAAAGCAGGTATTTCTTTATATTTAATTTGCATGATGTTGCATTTCTTTACCAAGTTTTGAACAAGTCGTGCTCTGTTCCATGAATTATTTACAATCCGATTGTAATTCTTTCCTTTTTTATGATCTTTTGTCTTCATATTCAGATTTTCAAAAGCTATCAATTCCACTCTGTGGTGGCGCGCAAGCGCCACAATCCTAGAATTGATCTCAGATGTCTCATGTAACTTCTTGTTTTTATTAGTAATTTTATTCAAAATAGAAAGATCGATGATTTCTTTATGGCGAACGGTCTGGTTGTCCATGACAACCAGACCGATATAATTTGGATTCATATCAAATGACAAAATTCTATTTTTAATTGGCTTGAGTGTGCTGGCTTCAGCCAGCACAGCCTCATCAAAAATCACTATTATATCATTTCTCATGATTTCTAATGAAAAACATGCCTTTTTGTCTTCACACAAATCCTGTAAAATTCGTAAGCTTTTTAATCTTTTATCATTTTTAAGATCAATTTCATAGATCAAGCCGCGTTGCGGCTTGAACATGATTTTGTTATTTAATAGATCTAATGATGCCTTGCGATTGCCCCCGGCATCGCAAGAAGATCCACGTAAATAAATTGATGGATTTCGTTTTTGATTCCATGCGTCTTTATTTTCTGTCTTTTTAAATTTTAATTTGTTGAATAAATTTCGAGAACCAAACACAATTTTTTCTTTTGTTTTCAATGACTTAGCAGAATTCACAGCCATTTTAATCATTGAAGCATCCATCAATTCAATGTTGTTCAATGACTTGCATGCTCGTTCTATTTCTGTAACAGATTTTTCTTCAATCCATCGGTTGTGCGAAAAGCGCACAACATTGTTGAATTGTCGAAAATATTCTTCAGGAATGGAATGAGAACATGAAAGTTTATAGGAGATCATTTTTTATTTGCTCTTTAATTTTCTTGGATTTTCGAAGTCCACGGCGCATGCCGTACAAACGGCAGCAAAATGACGTGATTACAGCAACCAAATCTTTCATCAAATCAGCTTCATCCGTCTTATCTTTATGAGCTACTTCGATTGTACATCCTTGTTTTATAAGAAGTTTTTCCAAGTAATTGAAGCCGAATCGAGTTAATCGGTCTTTATTTTGAACCACTATCAATGTTGGACTGGAGTCCAACATTGCCCAAAATGTTTTTCGGTTGTCGTTCATCCCAGAAGCTATTTCTTTGTAAACCTTGTCGATTGTATAGCCTTTGGCTATGCAATATGCCTCAAGTCGTTCTACCTGATAATTTAATTCAAGTTTGCGCGATTGGTTGCTCACTCGCGCATAGATTACAACACGCGGCTGTGCCGCCGTGTTGTTGACTTCGACTTCATTAGGAACTATAATAGTTCCAGTGTCCATTTAATATGCGCCGGGAATTTTCCCGGAGCGAAACCAATTGAACGCTGTTCGATAAGTTACACCTTTTAATTTTGCATAATTAGATAATTTCATACATCTATTTATATGAATTTAAATAAAAAGTCATATTTTCTTATGACTAGTTATTACACATTGCAGAAATGCGCCATACTAACAGCCAATTATTGAGAAGTGATCAAGTTAAAGAAAAAAGACGATTTACAAATATTAATCGTTATGTAGAAGGTTCGCCAAAACAGAGACACATATCTCTAGAAAATTTAGAGTTACTTAACAACGAACAATGGTTACTAGAAAAACATTATAATAAAAAACTTAATTGTGCTATTATAGCTAAAATTATTGGAGTTGACCGCCATACTGTTGCAAATAAAATAAAACAATTTGGACATGATATTAAAACATATTATAGATCTGGACCAGAAATTGAAATTTATAATATAATTAATAGTAAAGTAGACGCTATTCATAATACCAGAAATGTTATTGATAAGGAACTTGATATTTTTATTCCAAGTTTGAATATAGCAATAGAATATTGCGGTTTATATTGGCATTCTGAAGAAATAGTAGGTAAAAATTATCATTATGATAAGTATTTACAATGTAAAAATGCAGGTATTAGGTTAATTCAAATATTTGAAGATGAATGGTTAGAACGTAAAGAAATAGTTTTACAAAAAATTTTTCATATAATAAAAAAATCCACATTAGAAAGAATTTTTGCTAGAAAATGCAAAATAGTAAATGTATCATTAAATGATAAGAAAATATTTTTTGAAAAATTTCATTTACAGGGAGATGGTCCTTCTTCTATAAACTTAGGACTAGAATATAAAAATAATTTAGTTGCAGTAGCAGGATTTATAAAGAAAAAAGATGATAGTTATATACTAAATCGTTATACTACTAGTATAAATGTTGTAGGTGGTTTTTCTAAAATTATAAAGAATATTCCATTTTATTACAAATATATTGATACTTTCGCAGATTTACGATGGTCTAACGGTGATCTGTATTTGAATAATGGATTTGTTCAGACTAGTTTTATCAAACCTGATTATTCATATTGTAGTGGAGAAAAGCGATTTCATAAATTTGGTTTTAGACATTTACATTTAAAAAATAAATTAAAAAATTATGATGAAAAATTATCAGAATATGAAAATTGTTTATTGAATAATTATTATAGAATATGGGATTCTGGTAAATTAAAATTTTCTTTATACAAATAAAAAACCCGCCAACTGGCGGGTTTTTTATTCATTCAACAAATATTAGAATTTTTTGTCATCATCAACATCATCATCAACATCGTCATCAACATCGACATCATATTTTTTTCGGTCTTTATTCATTTTTGCCATTCTACTAGCTCTTAATTTAGCTTCTTTAGCATATGAAGATTGGCCTTCAGAATTAGCTATTTTAACCATTTTTTCTCCTGCTGGACTTATCATTCCATGTATTACTAAACCAAGATCTTCCAATTCATCAATGGTTAATTTTTCACGCATAGTAGCGGTTTCATAATCTAGTATACCGTCATTTAATTTTCTAAGAATGTTAATTTGAATTGGTGTTAAATCCGAAAATGAAACGGTTTTTTCTGTTGAAACAAACTGTGTTTCATTTAATAAAATTTCTATACGCATTTTATAAATCTCCATTTTTGTATATTTTTATTTATCATAACATAAAAGATTTGACATTTTTCCTAAAATGTCTTATGCTAATAAGCATAATTCAAAATAGAAAGGAATTATATACTATGAATGTGAAACAAGTTTTAGTAATAAGAAAAGATTTAAATATGTCTAAAAGTGAAATTGCTGTTCAAGCAGCACACGCATCAAATGCATTCTTGCTCAATAAAATTAAAAATTTGAGAGAGAGGCCGTTTGAAGTTTTATTTACTAAAGAAGAGTTGTATTGGATTGAAAACAATCATAATAAAATATGTGTTGGTATTCATTCAGAGGATGAAATGCTTAAGCTGTATGATATAGCAAAATCTAGCGGTTTATTTGTCAGTAAAATTAGACATTCTGGTAATAATAACAATACATTAACAGCCATAGCGATAGGGCCAGATTTATCACATTTAATTGATAAAGTTTCAGGACATTTAGAATTAATATGAATGGTCAGAATATATTTTTCCACAAATTAGAAGCAACAGTATTGACTAGGCGTTGTTACGATAACATGTATGATACCATGGTTGGTGTCTCTCAATATAGAGAGCTATTCAATATTAATCGTACAGATGATAATAAAGATATTTTTAATGTTTTTCTATTGTTTTATAATATACTTAAAAATAAGAATAGAATTATTAATTGTAGATACAAATCTATAAATTCTGAAATGGTAGCATGTTTTTCTAAGTTAATTTCAAAAACAGGGAAAAAACCAGATTCATTAATTTTTTCTAATGAAAAAACTTTTGATAAAGTAAAATTGCATGCTAATGGAGTTTTTAAATCATTTCTAGATTTAGAAACTAATCATAAATTTATATTTCCAGAAGGAGTTACAAATAAACAGTTTTGCATTTTAACATATAAAGACATAGACAATATAGGATTAGTTTGTTCAAATGACAAAGAGACAAACTCACTTCGCCTAAAAGAACCTATATATAAAGATTCAAGATATGAAGATACACACTATAATTATTATTACGGAGTAAAATTAAATGACTGAAAAAATTAAAGCTGTTGGAAAAAATATTTTAATTGAAAGAAAAGAGAAGAAAAATGTTTCTGATGGTGGTATCATTTTATTGGAAAATGTGGAAGCCGAAAATTTTGCTATGGCAACTGTAATTTCTGCCGCAGAATCATATTATGACGAAAAACTAAAAAAAGAAGTTAAATTATCTGTTAAACCAGGAGATGTAATTGTATATAAGCCAGAATCTGCATTAAAAGTTGATGGTCGTTATTTAATGATAAATGAAGATAATATATTTGCTATAGTTGAAGAATAAAAAATCCCCCTCAATTTGAGGGGGATTTTTTTTTACTTATCATATTTAAATCCATGATTTATTTGTGATTATTTATCCAGCATAAGACTGTTTAGCTGGTAAATCATTTCCATCATTATCCATTTGTAATTGTGATAGCATTTTTTTCTCAAGCATTTTTTGCAATGCTCTAATTCTGTTCATGTTTTGAAAAATTCTACGCCTATGTATAACAAATGATTCTGTATTTTTTGGAAAATTTTTGCTATTAATTATGCTAACAGCCCTGCGAGCAGCATCCCAACGTTTGGTTAATTCGTTAATTGCTTCTTCAACGCCATCTGGAAGGTTATCAGTTACACCCTCTTTAAGAATTTTATTATATGTAAAGAAAATACTTTCATAGCTTCTTTCTAATTTAGAAAAAGCTTCTTCGATTCGATCCATAATGTAATCGTTGACAAGTTCTCGTAATAATGACATAATATCTCCTAATATGATTTATTTAATGTATTTATGTAAATGAGGAAAATATATGCCATTATTTACTTTCAAATGTGAAAAATGTGAAAAAATTGAAGATAGAATAGTAAAACATAATGATGTGAACGAACAAATATGTTCTTGTGACGAACAATCAAAAATGAAACAAGAATTCAATCCATCTTGTAATTTCATATTGAAAGGTTCTTGGTTTAAAAATTCAAAAAGTTATTAAATGAAATATTAAATTTAAAAACATAATAAGCCAGCCATCATTTTGTTAAGTTTTCAAAAATTACTTGAAAAATTAATCTGGATATATTCATAAAATTCTTTATTATCTAAATAATATTGAACTTCCGCAATTTGTTTTATGCTGGATAAAAATGTAGAGGATGATTGTGGAACATTTACTACAACAAAATTATCTAAATGATTAAATGTTCCTTTTTAATAGTAAAAAATTGAAACAAGCAGAAAACTATATTCTGAGATGGTTAAAAAATGAAAATATCAATTGATAAAATAGGATATGCAACTTTATCTTGTTGTAAAAAGAAATCTATTGATAGAGCTTGTTACGGTTTACCAAATCATTTAGATATGAGTAAAATTTTTTATTTACAAGAATTTAAGATAAACAAAAAATATAGATTAAAAGGATATTCATCTTTATTACTTGACAAAATAAAAAAATATTGTGATGAAAATAATTTAGTTATATGTTTGGATGCTATTCCACTTGATTCATCTATAAGCACTGATGTTTTACATAAAATGTATATAAAAAACGGATTTAATTATATATCTGGTACGGCTTTTAACTACGGACATAAATAATGATAGATTCACTATTTAAAACAATAATAAGTTTAATAATTATTATTGTTATGACATCTCCAATATGGTTAACTATATATGTATTATTTTTTACTATTGAAATAATAGTAGCATTTAAAATTCTTATAGGTCTGATAAGTATTGGTTTTGGAATTTATTATTTGTCAAAAATCATAGACATAATTGATGATTGACAAACATTTATTTTGAGTCTATAATAGCAAATTATTCTATAGGAGATTTATTATGAAAATAAAAAACTTATCACTTGCTTTGGCCCTAGCATTGACGGCATCGAACGCTTATTCTACTAATAGTAGCGTTGAATTACGGGCATCTTCAGATCTAATAATTCGTGGTCAAGAATTGACTAACTCTGAAGGAACTGTTGGAATTGGATTAAAGTTTGATAATGTTGTATTTGACGGCCTTTATGTATCAGGAGATTTCGATACCATAGAAATTACTCCAGTTGACAGTAATGTCAGAGTACGTTCAGATATTGAAGTTGGCTATAAATCAGTTTGGAATGATTTTTCTTACTCTGCCTCTCTGGCAAGAGTAGTTAATCCAGTTACACATTCAAGTGATTATTCAGAACTTCGTCTGAGAGGAAAATATTCATTTGTATATGGAGAAATAGGTCAAGGGTTTACAAATGATGTAAACACTGATACATATTTTTCTTTAGGTGTTGAAGGAAGACCGTTTAATGATAAATTTCTTTTAGGTGCATCTACAAGTGTCATTAGCTATAATGACAACCAGTTTGGTCCATCTAACGTAGAGTGGAATAATTTTCAACTTTACACTAGTTATAATGTATGGAACAATCTGAACATCAATGCTGGAGCCTCAATCGGTGGTGATAAACCATCTGAAAAATTACCAGATGAATTATGGGTTGGTGTTTCTTATAGATTGTAATAAGAAATAATAGTTTTAGTTAACTTATAAAAAGCCTGTCCTGATGACAGGCTTTTTTTGTTGCCAAAAATTAAATAATATCAATTTATTTTATCATTTAAAGATAATTTCTACATTAAAAACCTCTATAAAACAATAATTTAGAGTATTATATTTTTTTAATCTTAAGCATAAAATTTCAAATTTTTTATAATATTAATCAAAAAAAAAATATTTATAAATCAAATAGTTATAAATATGTAAAACTATTTTTATTACTTATAAATACATCTTACATAAATAATATGAAATACCATTTCTATTCGGGAGAATTAAAACAATGGATGAATTACTAAAGAAATTGCTTAACTCTGAAGTATTGACTGAAGAAACAAAGAATGAAATAAAAACGGCATTCGAAAAAATAATTTCTGAAGTTACTGAAAAGGCAAAAAAAGAAGCGGAAGAAAAAATTAGAGTTGAATTAACAGAACAGTTTATCGCTGATCGTGAAAAATTAATTGAAGCTTTAGATACAAAAGCTGAAGAATTCTTTACTAAAGAAATTGATGAACTGAAAGAAGACATTAATAATTTCAGAGATTTGGAAGTTGAGTTTGCAGAGAAAGAAGTCAAGTTAAAAAAAGAATTACAAGAAACAGTAAAGGCAGACATGCAGGCTTTAGTTAGAGATATAGATGAATATTTAGATATGACTTTAGCATCAGAATTCCAAGAATTAAGAGAAAGCATTGAAGAAGCTAGAAAGAATGATTTTGGTATGAAAATCTTTGAAGCATTTCAGCAGACATTCCGTTCTCGCTATGTAGATGAGAATAAGATTCAGTCTGCATTAAGCGAAGCTACCAAAGAACTGAATATAAAAAATAAAGAATTGAAAAAACTTAAAGAAGAATTTGCATCTCTGACACATGCAAAGAAATTAGCTGAAGTGTTAGAGCCGCTAACTGGTCGCAGTAGGGAAGTTATGGAAGCTATTTTGAAAACGCAACCAACTGAAAAGTTGGAAGAGACTTACTCAAAATATATTGGTAGAGTCCTAACTGAAACTGCTGTTAACAACACTACTCACACTGCGGAGAAGGATAAAAAGGTACTTGCCGAAAGTGATAAGAGTGAAAAACCTGTTATAAAAACGGTAATTAAAACAGGAGATAAGCCAGCAATTGTAAATGAAAACGGGGCGTCACAAACGAAAGTTCTTGATGAACATTCTCGTAATTCATTAAGAAAATTAGCTGGAATCGAATAAACTCAAATCATAACATTAACTAAAGGAGAAAATTATGTTTGATGAATCTAAAATGTTAACTGAAGGCTGGGCCGAGACTAAGGCAGAATTGCTCGACGGTCTAACCGGCTCACGCAGAGCCATCACCGATCAGGTGTTGGAAAACTCAAAAAATTACTTGCTAGGTGAAACTGCTGCTGCGGGATCAATCCAAGCACATGATATTGCGAATTTTAGAAAGAATCTTCTTCCTCTGATTCGTCGTATTATTCCTGGAACTATAGCAACAGAGTTAGTTGGTGTACAACCAATGACGGGTCCAGTCTCACAAGTATTTAGCATGAAATATAAGTATGCTGATGATGCTACATACGATACAGCCCGTTCGCAGTTTGGCAATGATTATGCATATGCACCGGGAATGGAGGTTTTTGGCAATGACAATCCAATTAGACAGTTTTACTCAAGCTCCGTTGGTGTTGGCCAACCTGCCGGTGCTGGCGGTTTAGGTTATGCTGGCGCACAGCCTAATGATATTGATACTGGTGTTGCAACTGGTGATGGCTGGGGTTCTTCACAACCATCTGATACTTATACTTCAGGAACAACATTATACGGTGAAGTTGTTGGCGGTTCTCTATATGGTGGTTCCGGCTCCCATTTGGAAGCATCTGGTGGACGTAAGCTAACTTTGGAAATCGTGTCTCAGGCTGTTGAAGCTAAGTCTCGTAAACTACAAGCTGGCTGGACTATTGAATCTATGCAAGATGCTAAGTCACAGCATAATATCAATATAGAAAGTGAAATCATAAAGGGCTTATCTGCAACTATCACTCAAGAAATAGATGCAGAAATTATTAACGACCTCTTAGCGTTAGCTGGCACAATACGTGGTTTCGACTTTTCCGCAACCGCTGGCACAACTTATGCCCCAGCATTCGTTGGCGATCGCTTTGCGAATTTAGGTGTTAAAATTGCTGAAGTTGCTAATGAAATAGCACGAAAGACACGTAAAGCTGCTGGTAACTTCGTTGTCGTCAGTCCAATGATTGTATCAGTTCTTCAAGGCGCTGCTAAGGCAGTCTTTGCACCAGCGGTTGATTTCGCCGGTAAAGCTCCAGTAAACAACTATTTTGCTGGTACTTTGAATGGTACAATTAAAGTTTACAGCTATCTGTGGAACCAAGCTCAACCCGGAACAACCGACCCATACGGTAATGATAAGATCTTGGTCGGTCTAAAGGGTGGTAATGGTGAATTGGACGCTGGTTATTTCTACTGTCCATATGTTCCAGTCATGAGCACTGGTGTAACTATGAATCCGGTTACACATTCTCCAGTGGTTGGTTTAATGACTCGTTATGCTAAAGCTGCTTTCACTGATAGCACTACATCGCTAGGTAATTCAGCAGATTACTATGGTCGTATAAGCGTGCAGAACTTAGAGTTCCTGTAATACGAACTATAATATTCGAGCCATTGAAAAGGCCCGGATTTCCGGGCCTTTTCTTTTTTATTGATTATTAATATATAAATATATTTTGGTAATTTTGATTATTATTTCGCTGTTGACTACGGTTAATAGGAATGTTATAATAATTAAAATTAAAAAATAAAAAAAATATGAATGAAAAATATATAAAATTTCTAAAAGAAAATATTAAATTAAAATCTTTGACCCCCTCTTCACCGTCTAATGTACACCATGAATTAAAATGTTTATTGTGTGGTAATATTTTCACTGCATATCCCAAAGCAAAAATGCAAGCATATAAAAAATCTAAAATGCCAGGGTGTCCCAAATGCACGCATTCTTATAGATATAGTCAAATTGATAAAAATAATATTAAAAAAATATCAGATCTTGGATATATTACATTTTCACCATATATCGGTTTAAAAGAAAAAATAGAAGTAAGTAATTCAAATTGTGAATGCGGAAGAAAATGGTGGACAACACCAGAAAATATATTTTCAGGGAATGCTTTTTGTAGACCGTGCAATGATGATAAGAAAAGGAAACGATTTGATGATTTAAATAAAGAAAGATTCAGTTTATATTCCACGAATCAAAAAAATTTTACAAACTATAAAAAACTTGTCCGATATTATACCGAAAAGAATTATAAAAATTATAAAAATATAATTAATCCAAATAATTTACCTCGCGGTAGGTCTTGTAAAGAAAATGGTTATCATTTAGATCATATAGTTTCTCAATCATATTGTTGGAAAATGAATATACCTGCTAAAGTATGTGCTCATCAAAACAATTTACGTTTAATAGATGGTTTTTCGAACATTGCTAAAAATTCTAAGTCAATAAATTATTTTCCTGATATTTTTAATGAATATATCCCTTTCAGAAGAAAAGTCCAAGAATTCGTTAATACATTAAATGAAAAGTTCCCTAATACCTTTGAAACTAATTACAAGTTAGGAGACTACACTTTTGATATAAAATATAATAATTATGTTATATCGTTACTATTATTTGAAGAAAATAAAGAATCGTTTAATCTAAATCGCAGATTAAACATTAACATTTATAATTTTGCAAATAAGAATAATTTAATATATATTCCAATTTTTGAACACGAATGGGACAATAGTAGAAAAATTGTATTACAAAAAATTGAACATATCATTGGCAAAAGCAATAAACCTAAAATATATGGTAGAAAAACTATTATAAGAGAGATTACTAACTCGGAAAAATCAAAATTTTTAGAAAATAATCATATTCAAGGAAATTCTGGTAGTTGTATAAATCTCGGTTGTTTTTATAACGACACATTAATATCTGTTATGACTTTTTCTAAGCCACGAATTATAATGCGTAAAAAAGTACAGAACGGTGTTTTTGAACTAGCTAGATTTGCATCTCATAATGATTTTATCGTAATTGGTACTGCATCGAAACTATTAAATTTTTTCATGAAAAATTACGATTGGAATTCTATTTATAGTTATGCTGATAAGAGATGGAGCACTGGAAATTTATATATTAAATTAGGGTTCGAAAAGTTTGAAGATTCTGATCCTAATTATTACTATTATAAAGATGGAAAAGTATATCATCGTTTTAAATTCGCAAAACATAATATTAAAAAATTATTTCCAGATCAGTTTGATGAAACATTAACAGAATATCAAAACATGTTAAATTTAGGTTATGATAGAGTATGGGATTGTGGCAATCTTAAATTTGTTATAAACAAAACATAAATATATAAAATTAATTTTAGGATTATTTACTATGAGTTATATTTTATTAGAAAGATTTGGATATACGCCTTTAGGAACATTCGGGCGTTTAATATATGGTGATAAAAGATATTTCACAGTAGAAAGACCTTGGGAAAATAACAGAAGATTCGTTTCCTGCATACCTGAAGGGCGATATAAAGTTATTTGGCATAATTCACCAAAATTTGGAAGAACTTTAGCCGTTATAGGTGGAACGGTTAGTTTACATCAAAATGAAAAATTTGAAAGGTATGCAATACTTTTTCATGCTGCAAATACTATGGATGATCTTAATGGTTGTATAGGTGTGGGTAGATCTTTAGGTTACGTTAATAACAAATGGGCTATAACATCAAGTGCTGATGCAATAAAGGAATTTTTATCAATTGGCATAAAAGACAATGAAGATTTAATAATAAAACAATATCTTCCTTTCTAATATAAATATAAGTAAAAAGAAGATATAATATGTTGTCATTTAGTCAATACATAGAATCTAAAAATATTTTAAGAATGGCTGTTGAAGACGCAACTAAAATTAAAAGAATATATTATGTCACAAAATATTGTAAACTACCTGTTTATGAAGATTTAGAAAACAATAATAAAGATTATATTTCTCTAAAACCTAGAGATGTTATAGAAATTACATGGGAAAAAGATAATGATAATTTGGTTGCCAGATTCATATGCATAAATGAAGGGCAAAAATTATTCCCCTCATGGTCTATATCAAAATTTAATAGTTGGGTAGAGTCAACTTGCATTTTAATTTAAAATTTGTACGTATAAAATAAATAATTAAGATAAATTTTGGATTTAAAATGGAAAAAATATTAGATTTTTTAGCTACTTATGGGTGGGAAGGATTTCTTGTAATTTGCATTGTATTTTTTGCATATTTGTTAATAATAAAGGGCAAATCTTTTTCTTTCCTGATTTCAGACTTATCCGCAACTGACACTAGTGATTTAAAATATCACCCATTTTTCAGATATGCAAAATATAGAATGATGGTTGAACTACCTAATTTAAATATTTGTCCTGAAACACCGGTAAAACAACAAGTTTTTATCGATATGATGCAGTTATTAGTGAAAAGATTTTATGAATCTTGTATGGAAATCGCAACAATTAACATGGATGAATGGGATTCTAACAAATGGGGTCTTGAGATTAGTAATATAATGATGAATTCTATTAACTCATGGTATGTCGATTGTATGGAAGAAGGTATACCCCAACCTGTGGTAAATAAATTTAAAAATTGGGCATCCCAAGATTTTAGTTTAATAAACGAGTATATAACTTCTTTAGCGGACGCTACCATCTATAAAAATAATAAAACAAGAACAAACACTTTATTTTTAATAATGAATTTGCTGCTAATTGCACTCATAGCTGATGCTGAAAGATCATTACGCGATTTAAATGGGGATATTGCTGGACAAATGTATAAAGGAAATACAATAGAACACTAAAAATAATTAAATTATTTTTGTTATTAACAAAAACTATAATAATTATAAAAATGTTTCTAAAAATAAAATAATCCTATTATTATAAATGTTGAACTACAACATTCTATAAATAATTCTAATATGTTAGGATTTAATTAATGGGTATATACGATAATTTTGCCGATACGCCTAATGCTATAATTAAAGAAGGGCGTGAAATAACCTTGAAATATGAAAGAGGAGAAAATAATACTGCAATTATAACTTGGAACATACCAGCACCAGCAGCAGGCTGTGGAGCAGATGTTCCAGGAGCATATGATGGTATAGTAATAACTGTAAACACAAAACCGTCTAATTATTTGTCCACGTCTCCAGTAGATTCTACATATTATTCATATGATCCTACTGCCGATAAAGATTTACATGCAGGAGACAAGATTGACGGCGCACTAGTAGTTGGTGCTTTTTATCATAACAAAACAACGAACAGATTAGTTGTTAATAATGTTTTAGAAAAGACGCCATATTATTTTTCCGCATATGCAGTGGATAAAGTCGGTAGATACCATAGAGAAGGTGTACATGCATATTCTTTGCCAACAGGCGAACAAGAAGGTGGTACACCTGATATAGCAGCGTATCAAGACGTTGGTATAGATATTATAGGAGGAATAAAACCATCATTAAAAACAGGTTTATCACATACTGTTTACACACAAAAAATAAGTGTTAATGACGTTGAATATACAGTAAGTATAAACGGCGTAAACGCTATAAACTATTCAGATTTAATTAAAGAGTTAAATAAACAATTTGCACTACTGGAAAATCCAATTTTAAATGAAACATATCCATTTAAGGATCATTTATACTTAGATAAGTCTAACAAAAAATTATATAAATGGACTGGTCTAACTCACAATACAATTGAAATGATTGTTTCTAATAAAGATCCTTCTGTCCCACAAATGGGAGAATATTGGTTATCTGGATCTAATCTGTATCGTTATGAAACTTCAGGATGGGTCTTAGTTAATGCAATAGTTTCATCTGCTTCACCAACTAATTTAAAGTGCGGGCAATTATGGTTCAATGGAACAGACGTATTTCAATGGGATGGAAACCATTGGTGTAAGTTATGTGTTTATATACAAACTAGGAATCCATTATTACCACCTGTATTATCATGTAATACGTTTTGGTATGATGATACTAATGATTTATTTTTTAAATGGGATGAAAAAAAGAAGCGCTGGAGGGAAAAACTGGTGCTTGTTTCAAATAAAGATCCAAATGATTTAACCACTGGTGATTTCTGGTTTAACGAAACTGATAAATTTATTTATCAATATGTTGGAAATAAATGGGTTAAATCAAATTTAATTGTTTATGCGGAGAGAAACAATAATAATCAGCCAGCAAATGATTATCCATCGAATACAGTATTTTGGTATATTCCTTCTGAAAAAATTCTATATCGAAGAGATAATGATGATTTATTATGGGTTGTACAAGAATTTACATCTTATCCTACAGATCCAATGGATAGAAAATCATGTGATCTATGGTGGAACACCGAAACAACTATTGATGATTTATATATTTGGGATGTTGTAAATTCTAGATGGATACTACCAGATACATTTTTTAGAACTAGTTCAGACCCATCGTTGGCACCATCTTTACCGGAATGTGCTGTATGGTTTAACCCAACTGATAAAACATTAAAAGTTATAAAAGATAGCTCTTGTGGTGTAGTGGATTATATTTATTCAACACAAGACCCAGATAATCTATCTCCAGACACAATATGGTTTGATGGAAAAAAATTTTATGTCTATGATGGTTCTCAATGGATTATTTTAACACCAATAATCAGTTCACAAGATCCTTATGAAATAGATAGTGGCGAATATTGGTATAACCCAGATACAGGAATTTTATATGAGTGGGGCGGTTTATCATGGTTTATTGTTACACCATCTTATGTACCATTAACACCATCAATAGGTACTTTATGGTTTAATTTATTAAATGATAAATTGTATTCATGGAATGGATCTATATGGAGTGAAAAAATACCAATAGTAAACGTCGAATTGATACCACCATCCAAAAAAGACGGGAGAAGCATATTAAGATTTTACACTAGGGATTCTGGTTGTCAATATGGATTAGAAATAATACAAGAAGAAAATGATTTATTATCTAGTTTAGCTCAACGTGTTATTTATTTTGAGCCGGTTTCAGGTTCTTCTGGCTTGGTTGGCGGACCTTCTTATTTACAACTTGGCGTTGGTGATGATGGTTCTCCAGATGAAAGGAGAGAGTTACATTCTAAAATAAGAAGTATTCTAGGAGCAGGGTCAGTTAGAGTAGAATTGAAAAAAGAAGATATTGATGTTTGTATAAACAACGCTATAGCTGAATTAAGAAAATATTCTGGAGCTTCTGTAAGAAGGGGTTATTTCTTTTTAGATTTAAAAAAAAATCAACAAACATATATCATGACAAATAAATGTGTCGGTTTCAATAAAATAGTTGATATTTTAACAATTCATAGAATGAAGCCCGGATGGTTAAAGGTTGGGTCTAATGCAAACAATGATTTATTTGCTTATGCCGCTGTACAACAATTGTACACTATGGGAACATTTGACATATTAACATATCATTTAGTATCATCATATATAGAAGAACTTGAAACGTTATTTGCTAATAAAATAACTTATAGCTGGTATGAATTTACTAGAGAATTAAAAATTCAGCAGATAATTCCGAGAAATGAGAGGGTGCTGGTCGATGCCACATTTGAGAAAACAGAACAAGACCTTATTTCTGACAGACAAACAGGATTATGGTTACAAAGATGGGCTGTAGCGGAAGCCAAACAGATATTATCACAAATTAGAGGAAAATTCCAAACTTTGCCCGGACCAAGCGGAAGTACAACATTGAATTCACAAGAATTGATTACACAAGCAGAAACGGAAAAACAAGAATTACGTTCAATGTTAACTGATTGGTCAATGCAAAACTTACATGAATATGGTGCCGCACCAATGTTAATAATAGGATAATTTATGGCGGACTGTCAATCATGTAATTTGCCAGACAAACAAGAATTAAATTTATCTGGTCCTAAATGTGGAGTCACTAATGAAGATCCATTAACTCAGGTTGGAAACTGCCAACTGGATGAACAAGGGCGGCCCATAGTTACTACTCCACCGTCAACTGGTGGCCCTCCTTCATGTATCACAACGCCATCCGGCGTTGTATGCCCATCATCAAATCTATGTACCGGATTCGACCTGTCTACTGGACCAGAATCATGTTTAATTTCTTCCATAATCGAAGAAGGATTAAATATTGGTGGTGCTGACATAAATGTGTATAAAATTTTAGGTGTTCACGAACAAGGAGCACTAACGGATTTAACTGGTACTGGTGCAGCAATAGCTTCAAGCTATTTACCAGGTTTTGAACCATTAAATGCATTCGATAAGTATATAACGGAATGGAGATCACAAGAGTTTGGTAGTGACGTAGTTCATAAATCATATATTGGTTATGATTTTGGACCTATTAGATTGGATAATGGACGCTTACGATATGGTATTGATACTTATGTAAAGAAGGATGTTACTAGAATACGAATAAAACAGAATTGTTCGGCAAATAGAGTTACTACAGCGCGGCTTGAACGTTCCAATGATGGGCAAATATGGTATGGAGCAGCTATAGTACAAATACCAGACTGTGATGGTCTGGTCACAATATCTGTTAGGAAAAGCGTCCCTTCTAGATGGTGGAGATTGCGTCCATTATCTTTTAATGGTGGTGCTAATGATTATTGGAGTGTTCAAGCACTTCAGTTAATGGATTATGAAGATACTCACATCTATAACATTCAAGATAGAATATTTCTAGAAAATAGGGATATAGAATATGCACTTGTTCCAATTAAACTTAAAGCACAATATACTCCATTGGATGTTAGAAGTACCATGAGCAAATGGGGCCAGTTAATGGATGATAATGAGTATGCAATTGAAGTCTCATTTGATCAAGCTGTTGCTAGACTCGGTAGACCATTTGTTATAGGTGATATCATAGAATTACCGAGTGAAACACAATACACATCAACATTGCGTCCAGTTAAAAAATATGTTGAAGTTCAATCCGTTGGGTGGAGCGTTAATAGCTACACTCCAAATTGGAAACCTACTATGCAAACGTTAATATGTACTCCAGCATTGGCTTCTACAGAAACAAGAGATGTTTTTGGTAAAAATACAGCTAAAATAAATACCATGGGTCTATCAGATATATTTGATGGAAATAATGAAAAATATCAAGACTTACATAATATTTCACAAACCATAAAAGCAGATGCAAATACGATGGTTCCACAAGAGGGATCAGATTATGCTAATGTTCCTAAATTATCTGATGAATTGTTAGAATTTAGTAGACAAAGACCTTTCATGAACTTAGAAAAATTAGATAGAAGAAGAGATGCTTTAGGTATTGACGCCTTACCACCGAATGGCTTACCATACACAGAAGGTGATGATTTTCCAGACAATCCACAAAATGGTGATTATCATAGATTAACTTATACTAAATTAGGCGCAAATATATCAGCAAGATTGTATAGATGGTCTAGTATAAAAAATCAATGGATTTTCTTGGAACGAGATCGACGAAAAGAATTGAAAAATGCTAAATCTGCTTTAGAAGAACTGAAATCACCAAAGGAAAATTCTTCAATGTCAGTATCAATAAAAGATGTCGATAAAACCTTAAACTCATAAGGAAAAAAATGAATATAAAAGAAGAAAGGTTGATAGTAACATATTTACTATCATCTCACGATGTTTTTTCTAGATGTAATTCTATAATAGACCCATCATTTTTTCATCCTAAATTGAAGGGCGTTATTTCTTTTATAAAAGAATATTACAACAAATATAATGATGTTGTTGATCCATCAATATTGAATGCTAAATTTGATATAGATGGAGAACCTTTTACCACAAAACCCTTAACAAAAGGTGAATATAAGTTTGCATGTGATTCGATAGAGCTATTCTGTAAACAGAGAGCGGTAAGAAACGCTGTTACGGAAAGTATGCCGGAAGTTGATAAGGGTAACTTATCAGTTTTATACGAAGCCGTAATGAAAGCCACAACTGTATCTTTATCAGTTGATCTTGGATTAGATTTTTATGTAGACCCGGAATCTGTTTTTCAAAAATTAAAAGACCAAGCAGTAGCATATACTACTGGTATAAATGATCTAGATAAAAGATTGGGTGGTGGGCTTTTTAAAAAGCAATTAACATTATTTTCAGCAAATTCTGGTGGTGGTAAATCTGTAATGATGACTAATCTTGCTATTAATTATTCATTACAAGGGTTGGATGTACTATATATATCTTTGGAATTACCAGAAGATCAAGTATTTTTAAGAGCAGCATCAATTCTAACACATTATCCCATAAAACAATGGAGAGATAACATACCAAAAATAATTTCTAGTATTATTCAGACTAGAAATAACGGTGTTGGCTCTTTGATCATTAAAAGAATGTTAGGGAACCACACTACAAATGATATTCGTTCATATCTAAAACAATATGAATTAGAAAACGGAAAAGTTCCAGATGTACTCATAGTTGATTATTTAGATAAAATGACACCTAATGGTGGAAAAAAACAATTATCAGTGTCAGAACAAGACAAAGCAAAAACTGAAGAATTAGCTGAATTAATATTTGAATATGATATGATTGGAATTTCCGCATCTCAGCAAACAAGAGATGCTATAGGAGATGCAGCCCCAACACAAGCTGTAATTGCGGGCGGTATCACTAAAGTAAATACAGTAGATAATTATATTTCAATATATGCAAGTGATAGTATGAAGATCAAAGGTGAATTATTAATATTCTTCTTGAAGACAAGATATTCTGATGGCGTTGGTGAACAAGCATTATTAAAATATTCAGCATCTACATTGAAAATAACTGATATTTCTGGATCAACATCATTAGCATCTTTACTTTCTGAAAGAAAAAAACATATTAAACATTTAATTGATAATGGATTGGTATCAGAAGATGACGATGAAAGAATAACACATAATCCATTGGTTGCAGAAATTTTAGAAATTGACACTGGAAAAAATTGTGATATACAATATGAACAGGTCAAACCACAAAGAACTAATTCTTTTGTTCAGAAATTGAATATTGATGATTTAGAACAATACGTGTCAATCGATAAGTAAGAGGAAAAAATGGAAATAGAGAAAACAAAACACTTTACGTACAAAGATAAAATGATACCAGTAGATGATTTTTCTAAAGATGTTAGGAAAGAGATAGAATTTTATGATTACCTTAGAGAAAAACTTTCATTCCTTGAAAGAGAAATGAAAGTGTATGTGACAGCTTTTGCAACACAACAAGCAAAGATACAAAAACTTATTAAAGATGAACTAAATATATCAGATTCAACAAATGACACATCATCTAATAATGAAAAGTGATAGGGATAATCTTCTTTTACAGTATCGAGAATACTGTTATTTTTATGGATTACAATTGTTATTAATAGGAGTAAATCTTGATAAGATAAAAACATTTCAAGATAAATTATGGACTTTTGGCGAATGGTACAAAAAAATTACTGGAGATGATATAAAAGAGGAAGAACTTTTGCTGATAAAAGACTGCAAATTTATGATCATAAATACGCCTACACCTATAGTAGATTAATAAAATGACTAAAAAAAATGTAACTATTGCCACCGATCATCCAATGGAAGACTTTTTAGGGATTCCGAAAAATTCTACTATGATGACGCATACCGAAAGAGAAGAAGATCAAAGTATAGTTCCAATTGAATACGATGATAAAGATATTGAAATTGAAAGTGAACTTTCCGAAATAAAAAAAGAAGCGTTAAATGCTTTTGATTCTCTCAGGGACGAAATGGATAGAGTTTCAGATCCTAGACAAAAAGCTAGATTGGGCGAAGTTAGTAATCAAATTCTTAGTACAGCCTTAAACGCAATTCAACATAAAATTAAAATAAAGCAAGAAAAAGATAAATTGTCAAACAAACAATCTAAATCCGGTGGCGGTAATAAAATTATCAACAATAATGTATTTATGGATAGAAATACTATGTTAGAAAGATTGAAAAATGGTGATATTATCATAGATGGAGATATAGAAGAATGAACTTAGATAATTCAAAAGAATCATTTATAGCAAAATATAAGGCGGCAGTTAAAGCTAAATTAACTAGGGAACAATTTTCGCAAGTTTTAAATATAAAACCAGATTCTTTAATTCGTCGCCGCTTAGCAATTTTTAAAGAAACCGGATTAAACCTTCCAATGTTAATTTCAGATGAAGAATCTGAATTAACACAAGAAGCTATTAATAGATATAATTCTTTTATTAATCCGAAATCTGATAATATACCATCAACTTTAAAGTTAAATAAAAATAAAAATATATTTGTAATCACTTCAGCACAAAACGCAACCCCGATACATGAAGATTTTTTTAGTACGCTTTTAAACTATTGCGAACATAGAAACGCGCAACTTATCATTATACCTAATAGATATAAAAATCCCACATCAATATGGACTTCTAACGATAAATGTGACGATTGGTGGCATTCTAAATTGGTTCCATATTTATGTTCAGAAGACTTAAGGCTTTGTAAATCATTGAGGGTTATGGGCCATATAAAAATACAACCAACGGCGGAAAAACCTTTGTCCGGATTTGATTCATACACAGGCGTTGATAGTGCAATTTTTGGACATGCAAAGGTACAATTAAAAACCGTTGCAACTCCAAGTAAAATGCTACCAAAATTATTAACAACTACTGGAAGTGTAACTATATCGAATTATACTGATTCTAAAGCAGGTTGGAAATCAGATTTTCACCATTCTATATCAGCGGTTGTTGTAGAAATAGATTCGGATGGAGATTTTCATTTGAGGCACATACATGCTGATGAAGTTACTGGTCATTTTTATGACTTAGACAAATATTACACTAAAAATGAAGTATTACATTCACCAAGAGTAAGAGCACTCATAACTGGCGACACTCATGCTGAATTTATAGACCAAAATGTACTTAATGCAACGTATTTAAATCATGATTCAATAGCTGCTGTCCTTAACCCTGAAAATATGGTATTTCATGATATAACAGATTTCTTCGCAAGAAATCACCACGAAATGTTAAATGATATTGGTAACGTTGGTAAGCATCGTTATGGTAGAAATAATGTAGAAGAGGGCTTACAAAAAGCTGCTGATTTCATAGATCTCGTATCAAGAAAGAACACATTGAATGTTATAGTAAAATCAAATCACGATGAAGCCTTTGATCGTTGGCTAAGAACTGCTGAACCTAAAGATGATCCAGAAAACGCACAATTTTATCATTACATGAAGTGGAATCAGTACAAAAATGTAAAAATGAATGAAACTGGGTTTGAATCTATAGATCCGTTTGAATTTTGGTGCAAAAATCCAGAAAAACAAAGAGGTTTAAAAAATATAGAAAATACAAAATTTCTTTGTCGTGGAGAAAGCTTTGTTATTGATAATATAGAACTTGGATTCCACGGTGATCTCGGTATTAATGGTGCAAATGGTTCAGCAGCATCATTTGCAAAAATATCACAAAAAAACATTATAGGCCATGGTCATTATCCAGAGATATTCGAAGGCTGTTATAGAGTGGGAGTTAGTGCAAGATTAGACCTATCATACCAAAAAGGCCAATGCAGCAATTGGTTACATACACATGCCGTTATATACCCTGACGGAAAGAGAACATTAATAAATGTAATTAATGGTAAATGGAGATTATAAAATGTATAGTATGATAATAAATGATAAAACAATAAAAATAGAAAATTTTTTAATGTCATCAGTTGGAGAAAATACTTGTAAGATATCCTTACAGGTTAAAGACGATTACTTTCATAAATTAATAATGGAAAATTTAGAATCTATAAAAAATTTTATAATAGATGATGAAAATAAAAATTTTATAGTGAAAAATGCTGTACCTGATTTAATAATGTTGTCTATTGATGGTAGTGGAAGTGATAGAATAAGGTTTATTTCCGATTCCGTAACATGTAAAGAAAAATTGAATACGGAATATAAAAACTGTATTTTATCACTTTTGGATTTACATGATAAAATGTATTCAGATTACCATAATACGGAACCATTAATAATTCAATTAAGTGGATTTAGGCGGTTTGGAAATACAACAATCTTACTAGAAATTGCAGAAAAATATAAAATTTTAGGAAAAAAAGTTTTAATAATTACAGCAAATAAACAAAGTTGTAATGAATTAAATAATAAAATAGAATGTATCTCAATTCAAAATGCAAAAAACTATTTAATAGGAAAAAAATTGATATTATGTTATTTGACGACTATAGTACGATGGATAAACAACAAGTTAACGATATAATTAGTAATAACTTCACAGCACAAAAATTTATAGGATTAAATTAAATAGTATAATATAAAACATCTCAAATAAATAATTTCATTTATTACATATGATATGAGTAGAAAAGTTTACGGAATAAAACGTGCTAATGAAGAAGTAAGCTTTGATTCTAAAAAAGCAAAAGAATTAGCTAAATGTTTAACCGATCCAATATTTTTTATTAAAAACTTTATAAAAGTTCAACACCCCGTAAGGGGTATAATTCCATTAGAATTATATGATTTTCAAGAAAAAATGATTCTAATGATGCATAATAATTTAAGATGCATAATTAAAAGTGCTAGACAGTCTGGAAAGACTACTTCAGTAGCTGCATATTTATTATGGTATGCAATGTTTAATAAAAATTCTAATATACTCTGCGTTTCCAAAGATTCAGCAGCAGCTAAAGAAATTATAGATAGAATACAAAAAATGTATTTAGATGTTCCAGAACATATTAAATGTGGAATAGCCGATGATGATTGGAATAAACATACTGCGAAATTTGATAATGGTTCAAAAATAACATCTTTAGCTACTACAGAAGGATGTGCTCGTGGATTATCAATATCATTATTATTTTGTGATGAATTAGCATTTATCAGGCCAAACATTCAGCAAGCATTTTGGGCTTCTGTTCAGCCAACACTTTCTACCGGAGGTAAATGTATAATTGCATCAACGCCGAACGGTGATACAGACCTATATTCATCTATATGCAGAGGGGCAGAATTAGGTCAAAATGATTATGCATATATGTTTATTCCTTGGAATGCTGTCCCTGGACGTGACGAAAAATTTAAAAAACAACAAATTGATGAAATCGGAGAACGGATGTGGAAGCAAGAATATGAGTGTGAATTTATAACATCTTCAGGAACATTATTTGACGATATTATTATTAAAAATTTAGAAAGAGATATAAAAGAAAATGCATTTAGTGAAATAGCAGGTGAAAAATTGTGGAAGGAGATAGACAAAAAATGTACATACCTCGTATCATGTGATCCTGCTACTGGTACTGGATTAGATAATAGTGTTATACAAGTTGTAGAATTTCCATCGTTAATACAAGTTATGGAAGTAGTTTCTAATACTTTAGATTCTACACAAGTATATGCAAAGATTAAAAATATATGTAATTTTATTGCAAGTTTTGGTTGTACTGTTTTTTTCGGTTTCGAAAATAATGGTGTCGGAGAAGGTATAGCAGCATTGTATTTGACTGATGAAGGCGAATTAAACGCAAGTCTAATACAATCAGCATCAAAAAGTGATACCAGAAAAGTTCGTGCTGGATTCTTCACTGATATGAGGAATAAGTTAAAATTTTCTTTACGTTTGAAAAAGGTAATAGAAGGCAGAATTCTTAAAATAAATTCTAAAGAATTTTTAACTGAATGTAAAAGGTATGTAAGAGATGGTCAAGGCTATAAAGCGCAGTCTGGAGCAACAGATGATCGTATTATGGCTATGATTATATTACTAAGAATGATAGAACAGATGAGCGATTTTGATGATAGGGCGTATGGAATTTATTATAATTTTGAAAACATAGAAGAAAATGAGTGGAAAAAATTAAATACTGAAGAAGATCATTTACCACTTCCTATTGTAGAATGATATAAATACAAATATGGAAAATATAATAACAGAAACATCTACAATACATCAATTAAAATCAACAGTTAATGTTTTTTTTGATACACCACGAGATCAAAATTCTCGGCTAGTAGAAGTTTTTAATTTATCTTTTATACCTTATGTAGATGATAATCAATTATTAGTAAAAGCTAATACCAGATCAAAGACTAATACATACAAAACTTCAATTTTGTTTAATGATGTTAAATATGTAAAAAAGGATACACGTTACGCTGTAGAATTTTTAGCAAATAACGACAAATATTATATATATCCAATAAAAAAGAATAGGTCAGACGTATTAGTCTCTTGCACATGCTTAGATTTTTATTATATGTTTTCGGTCTGGAATCAAAAAGACTTATCATTATATGGTGAACCGCCAGAACCATATATAAAGAAGACTAATAGACCATTACGAAATCCTGATAAACAACCTGGAGTGTGTAAACATATTTTGAGATTATCCGACGAAATTATTGGTAAGAGGATTCTCAAATAAAGCTAGATTTGACAACGCTTAGGATCTAGCGTATTATAACAAGCGTTATATGATGTAAACAGACTTAAAATTAGACTGATTTAATTAGAATATACATAGACAATTATAGATATAGGAGAATATAGTTTATGAGTAGACGTACATTAGCAGATTTAAAAAAACATATTAAAGAACAGACAGAAAAAAAGGCATCTTACGATATTAATAGATCACGAGACGTATATCCATTCTGGAACATGGAAGACGGACAATATGCAATAATTAGATTGCTGGAAGATGCAAATCAAGATAACCCAAATATTTTCTTCCTAGAAAGGTTTACGCACACTTTATCTATTGGCGGCAAGGATCGTACTATACCTTGTCTAACACAATACGGTGAAAAATGCCCTATCTGTGCTTTATCAAAAGCCTATTATTCTCAGGATGGAAAACAGAGTAAAAATGGTAAATATTATTACCGCAAGAAGTCTGCCATAGTCAGAGTTCTGGTCTTGGAAGATCCATTACCACCTGACCCGGAAACAGGAGAAACCTTTAAAGGAAAAGTCGTAAAGACTTTTATAGGAAATCAATTGCTTAAAAAAATGATGGCGCAATTGACAGATGATATAGATCCTATGTCAAGCATCCCATGGGATATTGAAAATGGTAACAATTTTATTATTAGAAAGGACCGTGATGGAGATTATGCCGTTTATGATTTAAATTCTAAATTTATAAATACGGTAACTCCTATTCCAGATGAATATCGCCATTTGGTAGAGGAACCAGTAGATCTTAGAACATATCTACCACCAAATCCAGGTTTAGAAAAAGTTGAAAAATTACTTTTTGCACATCAGACTGGTGAAGAATTGACTGATGATGAAATTAACGTTAGCGAATTCAGCAATTCTGATGGCAGTCCTACACCAAATAAAACAGAAATTCCTAAAACACAAGCACAAAGAGAAACTGAATCAACAGAAGTGAAGTCAACAGAAGTGAAGTCAACAGAAGTGAAGTCAACAGAAGTGAAGTCAACAGAAGTGAAGTCAACAGAAGTGAAGTCAACAGAAGTGAAGTCAGCGGACACTGTCATCGAAAGTGATGCAATTGCTAAGATCAGGGATCGTTTCAAAAAGAAATAACTTCTTGTAAAAAAGATGACGGGGATGCAAATCATCCCCGTCATCGTCTTTGTATAAACTATATAAGGAATTAATATGAGCGTATTTGAAAAGTTCAAAACAAAAGTTTCAAAAATAGAAGGTATAGGTCTTGGTGATGGAATTCCAAAGTTTTGGTTAGACACTGGATCATTTGTTTTAAACAAAATTATGTCTGGCAGTTATAAGAAAGGAATACCACAGGGACGCCTTACAGCACTTGTGGGGCCATCTGGATCTGGTAAGTCATTTGTATTAGGGAACATCATAAAATCAGCACAAAAACAAGACTGTTCGGTTTTAGTAATAGATACAGAGAATGCATTGGATTACGATTACCTAAAAGCCATAGGTGTTGATGTCAATAAAGAAGATTTTGTTAGAGTATCAGTGAATGAAGTAAATTTATGCATCAATGTTGTAAATACAATTTTAGGAATGTACAGAAGCGGCGAAGCTGGTGAAAATCCTAAGAAGCTTTTAATATGTATAGATTCATTAGACTTTTTATTCATTAATTCTGCCTTAGATGCCTATGAAAAAAGTGGAGAATTAAATAATGATCAGGGGCTGCACGCCAAAAAATTAAAACAATTACTTGTTACCATTATGCAAGATATTCAGAATATGCCAGTTGCAGTCGTTGCAACAAAACAAGTATATGTAGACCAAACCCCTAATGCATTTCCACCCTTTAAGATGACAGAATCATTAAAATTTCCATTCTCACAAATTATTTTATTTTCTCGTCTCTTTGACAGAGACAAGATCACAAAACAAATAGACGGTATACGAATGAAAGCCTTTGGTTGGAAAGTGAGATTTACAAAACCTTTTCAACAAGTAGAATTAACAGTTCCATATGATACTGGATTAGATCCATATGATGGACTGATGCAAGCAGCAGAATCTTTGGGTATCATAAAGAGAAATGGGGCATGGTATACATATAAAGATATCAAATTTCAATCTAGTAAGTTTAAAGAAATTGAAAATCAAATTTTAGAAGATTTAATTTTAAGAGAAAGAGAGTCTTTGATTGTAAAAATTAGTGGTGAAGAAGAGTTACCTTCGGTTTCTCCAGAAGATGTAAAAAGGCAAAGATTGGAAGAATTAGCATTATCTGATTAATTTTTATATAAAAAATGTAAATATATACTCTATCTAATACTATTAATTGTAAAGGTTTAAAAAATGGAAAAACCTAAAGTTTCCTCTTTATTGTGTAAAAGGGACATTGATTTTGATAATATTACAAACACTATCATAAAAATGGTAGAACAAAATTTAATTAAAGCAGTTCAGTTTTTTCTTAACAAATCGAGAGATATGAAAATTGTCTCATTAGAGGCTATCCATAGCCTCCCAGGCTTTTGTATGATAAATTTATTAATGACACCAAATATAGGAGATATAATAAGTATAAATAACGAACAAATAGTAATGGACGAAACAAACGTAAATAAATATTTGCAAAGTGTGCAATTAATAGTTTCTTTGAAGGCTTTGGATATAAATTCACCTTTTGTGTTATATAAAAATATAAAAGACATAAATCTTATAATCACATCGTCAAAACATGACGTAAATGAAAAACTATTGAAATATAATTCACTACCATTAGACGAAAAAAATACAAATGTAAATATACTAGAACACAGTATACTAGAAAATCCAGAATTTGCTGACATATTAGATATTTTTACAAAACCAGAAGACATTAGTATAATGGGGTTTGATACAAACAATTTAAATGAAGAACAGATAACAAATCTTAAAATATTAGAGAGTATGGAATCAATAAAAAAGAGTGTAAACTAAATGGCTATAATAGAGGAATTAGCAGACGATTTATCTAACTTAGATGTGATAATTTCAGCATATTCATCTCTTCTTAATAAAGATTTAAAAACTGATATATCATTAAAAAATAAAACTCTACAATTTTGTAATCAAGAGCAACCATCAATATTTTCTTATTATGATCAATTACGTGTAGAGATAGAAATACTAAATGATTATATTGAAATTAAAGTAAAAGAAACTAAAATGAAAGTGATTCGTCTTATTCTTGAAAAATCTGATAAGACATATGGTGAAAGAATGCTTGAAAGGATGGCGGATGATCATCCAGCATTCATAGAAGCACAGAAAAAATTATTAAAAGTTAGAGAATTATATATGAAAGCCAAGTCGGCTGTAGATTCATTACAACAACGTGGATATTCACTTAACAATATAACAAAAATTAGAGTAGCCGGAATAGAAGAAACAATAATATACGATGAATGAAATAAAAAATAAAATAACTATCACAATTTTAAATGAATATGATTGTTTATTTTCTGGTTTGCATAGGCAGCATTATGATTACCTTTATGAAAAATATGGTATTTTTACAGATAAATATTTTTTCCATCCTCTATATAAATTAGGAAGGTGGGACGGTAAGAAAAGATTTTTTTCTAAAAACGGAATGACTTGTGTCAATTTATCACAAGATATCATAAAAACATTACAAGAATTTGGATACAAAAATTTTAATTTAGTAGATAAACGAAAAGAATACACAATTGAATTTAAAAATATAGATGAAAATTATCTTTCACACAAAAATATAACTTTGGGATCTCATCAAGTAGATGCAATAAATGCTGTTTTACATAATTATGGCGGAATTATTAGGGCAGGTACAGGTGCCGGTAAAACTATAATAACAGCAGTATTATGTGATTTGTTTAATAAACAAGGTTTTAAAACTGTTGTCATAGTTCCTAATTATGATTTAGTTACACAAACAAAAGAAACTTTTAATAGATGTGATGTAGATGTTGGTGAGTATTCAGGAAAACTAAAAGATATAGATCATGCTAATATAATAGCATCTTGGCAAGCTATACAACATAATGTAGACGTATTGAAAATGTTTACTGTTGTTATTCTAGATGAATGTCACATATTAATGGGAAATAAAATTCTTGAAATAATATCGCAGCATTGTAATCATATGCCATTAAAAATAGCTATGACAGGTACGTTACCACAAAGTAAATGCGGTGAAATTACAATGAAAAGTTGTTTTGGAAATTTAGTATATGAAATAGCAGCTAGTGACTTAATAGAAAAAGGCTGGCTTGCTGACATTGAAATTAATTGTGTTGAACTTACTGAAGATTTTTCACCACAATACAAATTATATTTAAAAAATAATAAAGATAAACAAATATCATATAAAGAATTTATTCTTGGTTATTTTCCAGATTATAGCGCTGAATCATCATATTTAATTGGAAATGATAATCGTAATGAAGAATTAGTTAAGTATATTTCTAATATTTCTAAGAGTGGAAATACTTTAGTAATTTTAAATTCTATAAAACACGGTAAAAAACTACAATCAATGATAGATGGTTCTGTTTTTATATACGGAGAAACAAAAACTAAAGAACGTCAAACAGTTTATAAATCATATAACGAACGCGATAATATAGTACATTTTTCTACTTTTAAATTAGTACAAGCTGGTTTGGACATTCCAAGAATTAAAAATCTTGTAATAATTGATGCTGGCAGAAGCTATATACGTGTAATACAATCGTTAGGCAGAGGTTTAAGAAAAGCGCACGACAAATCACATATTAATGTAATTGATATTCATTCAAATTTGAAATATTCAATGGTGCATTATAAAGAAAGAATTTCTTTTTATAAAAAAGAAAAATATAAATTTAAAAAAACAAAAATTCAACTAAAACCTAATGAAAACTATAATGTATTAAATCAATTAATAGATGATGAAGTTGTTGACATTGATTGATAATACCTATATAATACCAATAATACAATCGGTGTTTAAATGATTATATCTAATGATGAATCTAAACCTATTATTATAGATGATTTAGACAGTCCTATAAAATCTAATTATTTTTGGACTTTAAATTTAACAGAAATGGATTTTCAGTTATCCAGAATTAAAATGCTGGAATGTATTAACACACCAGCATTAGTTATAGAGATTATGGGATATGTAATTAAAGTTCCAGCAAGTTGGCATATTCTGGCTTCTACAGAAGATACGCACGAGCTTGATACATTAGTTATATCTGATTGTACTAAAGGTTTATACACAGCTTTGGTGATGAATCATCGAACAATGAAACAATCTTACATTCCGGTAAGATGTATAGACTACATACAATCTGTTAATATATATACAATTGCTTTACACAGAAACCAGATGATGTGTCATGCATTAGGACCAAATAATTGGATAATGTTATCAGGTGTAGATGTATATAGTAAATATTTAAAAAATAAAACAGTATGGGATATAATTTAAATGAAAGTTAAAGAATTTAAAATGTGGTTAGAAGGTGTATTAGCTTTTCAAGAGGATAAAGAATCTTGGAGACCTACAGCAAAACAATGGAAAACAATACTACAGAAGATAGAAAGCTTGGATGATGAAGAAGATGCTGTTCAAATAAAACAGCAAACCACAAACCATAAACAGGCAGTAATGCAACCTCAAAATAATGAAATAAATTTTTCATTAGAAAAATTTTCTGAAAATCCACCAAAGTCACCGTCATATACAATATATAGTGATGAGCAATTGGAAGCTATGAAAAAGGCCGCAACTGGTAGTAACATGATTGATGTTCCAATTTTAAGTTCTGAACATTATGAATCACCATTTAAATAAATATGTTTACTAGACTTTCTGATAAGACGTTATGGTTTGACGGGTCTTATTCATTAACAGAAGATCAATTATGTGATCGAATGTTAATGGACTTACCATTAGATAGATGTTTTGTAGAAGAGTTAACTTCTAATATTAAAAAATACAATCTTATATCAGACAAACCAATTGAAGTTAAGTATTCAAATGATAATATTAAAACAGTATGGAATATTCCTGAAAAATATTTACATATAAATATTTTAGATCATTGTTTATATAAACTAAATTATATAGAGGGTGATGAAGAATATAAACAAAAAGCAAAATCTAGAATTGAAATCGAGGCAGATTTTGTTGATAAAATGAATATGTCAGATTTATTTCGTTGTATTATTTACTTAGTAGATTATTTTAATGAAAATAACATAGTATGGGGGGTTGGTAGAGGCTCCTCATGTGCTAGTTATATATTATATGTAATAGGTTTGCATTGTGTAGATTGTATTAAATATGATATAAATTTTAAAGAATTCTTCAGATGAAGAATGTATGATTAAAATTTTCATTATAAATAGATAAACAAAAAAGGTATTAGATCAATGAGTGATAAAAAAATAGTAAATTCTATTCGAGGGGAAAAGGTTGATTTTGACTTATTACGTCTGCAAATAAGCAATATACCCGAAAGTGAAACAGTTAAACACAGAGAGAATCTGATTCAAAGTCATCGAAAAAGAAAAAATGCCACTAAGCGTAAGATTAGAGACATGTTTCATCAACAACAAATAAATGAAGCCAACATGAGAAAAGCGTTAGAAAAACAAAAATACAAAGAAGAGATACCTACCTCTAATAATTTAGATAAATCTGATATTGATGATTCTATAACATCTTCATCTTATTCTGAAAAACAAGATGTTTCAACCAAAGAACCAGAAAAATTCAATAGAAAAATAAAAGGTAAATAAATGAAGTCTATAACACCGCTTAAAAAAAATATTCTTTTTCGTTTTATACAGGAACTATCAGCACAAAGAGGTTTCGAAAACAAAACTGAATGGGGGTTTTCTATCATAGATAAAAAATCAGACATGCAGCTTGGTAGATGGGGGGAAGTTATACATGTAGGGCCAGAAGTTAAAGATATTAAAGTTGGAGAATTTATTTTTATTGAACCGCTACAATGGACTAACATGCTGACTATAAATAAGAAAAATTATTGGATGACAAATATAGATAAAGTATTATTAGTTAGTAGCGAAAAGCCGGTTACGATGTAAATGTTTTTATCAATATTATTGTTTTTTTCAATGTTGGCTGTAGCCGGTAGCGCAGCTTACTTTTCGGTTATAGGTTTAGCTAAATTATTTTCTGGTGCTTTTTTCAGCGTATTAATGATGGGAGGAGCATTAGAATTTGGAAAAATTGTAATAACGTCTTATCTATACAATTACTGGAAACAAACTTCATTTTTATTAAAAACATATTTAGTAACTAGTATTTTTATACTAGTATCAATAACTTCTATGGGAATAGCTGGTTACTTAATGTCTGCACATCAAATATCAACAATATCTATCCAACAAGATAAAGAAACATTAGATATTCTTCAAGAACAGTTAAAAACTTATAAAGAAAGAAAATTAGACATAGATAAGCAGATTCAAAGCGTTGGAAACAATTATGTAACTGCAAAACAACGGTTGATGAAATCATTTGAAGGTGAATTAAATCAACTAACAAATGATATACGTGTTATTGAAAAACAAATATTGGAAATAAAAACTAAAAAAGTTGAAACATCTGCTAAGATAGGGCCTATAGTTTTTATTACAGAAGTTTTTGGAATACAACAAGATAAAGCAATTACAATTCTTATATTAATAATTGTATTTGTATTCGACCCATTTGCTATAGCCTTAACTATTGCGTTTAATAATGTATTAAAACAAAGAAAAAAAAATTTAATAAAAAATGAAAACGTAACCGACGATCATTTAAGTTTAATAAAATCTAAAGCAATGGATAAATTTATTCAAGAAACTTGATTGTATTCTCCATGATGTGTTATCATCTTTCTTCATTCATAAGGAAATATTATGAAATTGAAGAAGAAAGAATGGTCTTTAGTTTATAGACCGTATGATATAAAAGATTACATATTCCCATCAGAAGATGTAAAGAGGCGCGTTGAACATTTTATATCAACAGGTTCTATACCACATTTGTTTTTATATGGTCCTCCAGGGACAGGAAAAACAACATTAGCGCTTTTACTAAAGCATCATCTTAACATAGATGATATGGATTTTATGCGTATAGACGGTTCTAAAGAAAATTCCGTCGATGTTATGAGAAATAAAATTGACGAATTCACAAGATTGGCTACAATCTCAGAATGTGGATTTAAAATTGTGTATATTGATGAATGTGATTATTTGTCCCTTAATGCACAAGCAACATTAAGAACAATGATGGAAAATCGCGCAGATAATGTCACTTTTATATTATCATGTAATTATCCACATAAAATAATGAAAGAGATAAAATCTAGATGTGCAGAAGGTACATTTGAATTCAAAACTTTAGATCGTAGTGATATGTGTGTCAGAATGCTACATATTCTAAAAGATAATGACGTTTCATGCGAAACCGATGAAGATTTTAATATTCTTGAAGAAGTTTTAAACAAGACATATCCAGATTTTCGTAGATTTATTGATAGTGTACACGCTTGTGTTTTAAATGGAAAACTTGTTCGAGCCAGTGTTGATGAAGACAAAAGCATTAGCGATAAAGTAGAACTTTTAGAATCCGTTGGAAACGAAAAAATAAATTGGGAATCTATTAGAAATTTAGTCTCAGGTAACATATCTGACGATGAATTCTTAGAATACTATAGATTTTTTTATGAATATTTACAAGATGTTGATAAATTCAAAGATTCCAATAAATGGAAAGCCGGAATTATTATCATAGCCGACTGTATGTACAAACATTCTTTAGTTGCAGATAAAGAAATAAACTTTATGGCCATGTTGATTAAATTGCATGGATTATGATATGAAAGATGAAATTAAAAAAAAGTTGCGATCGCACTTCGATAAGGCTGATTTATTAGCATGGAAACGTAAGGAAAAAAAGCTCAACGAGATTATAGAAAATAAATTAAAGCCTTTAGAAGATAAAATTTTAGAAATTCAAATGTTAAAACAGCCAATATTTGATGAAATGAATGAGATACGAAAAGAAATGGTGGATACATGTATACATCCTGAAAATTACTTGGTAGAAATAGATAATTCTATCATTTTGTGTAAATTTTGCAACAAGAAATTAAAATTTTATGAATGACAATAAACTAGATATTTTTGAAATATTAAAAAATATTGATAATTTTGATTTAGAATTCTTTTCTAATTTAACAGAAGAACAAAGAAAATCCATACAACCATTAACAATAATGCGTTGGTTATCAGGAACAAAAGATACAAAACAGATTAATAGAATAAACTCTATTTTAAATCCATTTGTTTTCTCTTTATATAAAGAGAAAGAGCTTTTAATCCGGTTATTACTATGTTGTTCGACGTCTAAAAAAACTTATTTTTGGAATAAAAGAATAAAACAAGATCGCTCTTCTATTCGTTGCAACATAATACAAGATTACTATAATTGCACTTATAAAGAGGCTTTACTATACGAAAAAAATATATCACATGATGATTTAATGCTAATGGCAGAAGAGTTAGGATTGGATAGTGAACAAATTAAAAAATTAAAATGACAGAAAAATGTATTTATTGTGGTTATGTATATAAATCTGAAAATGATCGTCGATTGCACTCCTGCAAATTCTCAGAAAGAGAGAAAGAGTCTCGTAATGCTGATGGAATTCTGATATGGGATTTATACAAATATTGGAGGTCGTTGCATGCACATAGAGCACCAAACTATAATTCTTTCATTCAATCTAGGTATTATACTATTTTTAAAAACTTGCTTTCTTTTGTAAAAAAGAAAGGGATACCAGATCCACATCATTACGTTAAATTTTGTTCAGACTTAAATATTTTGCCTAATAATTGGTGCATGAATGATGTATATATAGATTATTTAATTCATTTTGATAATACGGTATCACCGGAAAAACAATTTAAAATATCCGTAAATACTATAGCAAAACTTGCTGATATTATTGATTGTAAACCTAATGAAGTGCTATTATATTTAAATTTTGATGAAATATTGAAATTAATTCATTGCAAATGTTTATCTCCGTGGTATCTGTTATTTTCTAACGCTTTTGATTACATTTATAATAAAAAATTAACAATGTCTGAAAAGATAATATGTGATTCTGTTATAGATAGAAATAAATGGTTAGAAAAAATGAGAACAGATAAAAAAACAACTAAAATTATATTGTCATTAGCGAAATCTCATAATATATTTTATTAAACATAAATATATGATATTTTTATTTTGGTTCCTATAAATAAGAACAGTATCAGGGTTATGAAATGACAACAAGTTGTAATACAAATGCTTATGTAATTAGATTTACCGATCCGGCTAATGGAACTATAACCGTAGGAAAAAATGCTCTAATAACAGATAAAGCTGACATTGCATTTCCGGGAAAATCAAGATTAGAATATGGAAAAATATTTAACGAAAATATTGTTCATATTTTAGAAAATTTTGCATGCCCGGAAGACACGAGTAACCCCGGAAACCCGAATTTAGATATTGCACATGCAGAATTGTTAGAGCGACCGGTTTACGGACAGTTTTGGTATAATTCTACAAATAGCCGTATATATTTTTGGGATAATTCCAGGTGGGTTCCATTATCTAGAATGGATGATATCGCAGGTAACTCAGGCGTTATAGCCAGCGGGCAAAACATACCTTTGCCAATAAGTGATGTTACTGGTTATCAATTCAGTGCAGACGAATGTGTATTTTTTGTGTCACCATTCTATTTCCAAAATGAAATTGATTATTTTATATGTACAGTCGATAATAATGGTTTGGTCACATCACAATACAGATTACTTGGTCAAAGTGATATGATAGATGGATGTGCAAATTATATAGTATTAGGGATTAGAAATAATGTTGATATAGGAACTGTTGGTTGTACAATTGTTCCACCATCAACACCGTCTCCAACACCTTCAATGACCGTCTCAATAACACCTACTCCTTCACAAACTGTTGGTTTAACCCCAACTACTACACCAAGTGTTACACAAACAATTGGAAGCAGCCCATCAGCTACACCATCAGTTACAATTACTTCTACGCCAACTATTACTCCTACTCCAACTGAATCTATTCAACCATCTCTATCTGTTGGAGCATCTCCATCTGTTACAAGAACTCCGACAAGAACACCAACTGTTACTCCGACAAGAACGCCATCAAATACTATTACTCCGACAAGAACACCAACAGTAACACCTTCTGTTACTCCGACAAGAACACCAACTGTTACTCCGACAAGAACACCAACTGTTACTCCGACAAGAACACCAACTGTTACTCCAACTAGAACTGTCACTCCTACACCAACAAAAAGTCCAGTAGCGCCTTTAAATGTTAATTCTAGTATAAATGGTGGCCCAGAACAATGTGTACAGGCTGGTTACGGTTGTGATATTACACGTTTTAAGAGAGTTGTAAATGGATCATATTCCGGCCCAATTACTGGTGGAGTTGCGCCATATTCGGTTGTATCACATTCATTGGCGTTAACAGGAGCTACAGGACCAGAGTTTTTAGTTATTTCGTCATCTTGTAGTGTATCTGGATCTAATATTACCGGAGCCTTTGAAATAAGAAGTAAGGATTGTATTCCTGGCACATGTCCAGGAGGTCCAAAGACTTTGAACGTTCTATTTACTGTAACGGTACAAGATTCCCTTGGCAATACTGCGACAGATACAGATACGACTACCTTTGAATGGGGTTCACCATAAATTATGAGCATATATGATATAAAATTTACAGATTCAAACAAATCTTATATAGAAGTTAAATCCGAAACGGAAGTTGATTATGCGTTGGATGTTAATTTATTTGGAAGAGGATTTTTAGAGTATGGTGAACAACTAAATGAAAATCTGTTAAGATTATTGGAAAATTTTGCGGCACCAGAATTGACAGGATCAGTTCCAGTTAAACCAGATTTAAATCAAACTACAGGGAACGTTTTAAAAAACCCAACACAAGGTCAATTGTGGTATAATAAATCTAATAAAACATTTTATTCATGGAATTCATTTTCAAAAACTTGGGAACCGTTATCCATGAAAAATAATGTTACTGTAAATGCTGGCGTTATTTTGGATGGATATGCAATTCCACTGCCAGTACATCCAATTACAGGATATCAATATCAATTATCAGAATGTATATGGGCTGTAGCACCTAGAGCATTATATGGGCCTTTTAATTATGTTGTATGTACAACAGATAACAATGCTGTAGTAACTTGTAAATTTGTAATGACAGGCTCCAACAATATTAATATAACACTTTGCAATTATATTATAATAGGTATAAGTGGAAACGTTAATAATGGTTCTGTTGGTTGTACATATGGACCTGTTCCTAGTGTTACACCGACTATTACCCCTACGGTCACACCGAGTATTACGCCTACTATTACATCGACAGTCACACCAAGTGTTACACCTACTATTATACCATCTGTAACGATTAGTAATACTCCTTCTTCTTCAGTAAGTGTAACTCCTACTGTTACACCTTCAGTAACTACTACTCCATCAACCACAAATACACCGTATCCAACTTTATCTATTGGTGCTTCACCATATCCAACAGAGACTCCTTCTGGAACTCCTGCTGAAACTCCTGCTGAAACACCATCGCCAACAGCTACACCTGAGGCAACACCATCAGCTACACCTGAACCTTCAGTTACACCATCGCCAACAGCTACACCTGAGGCAACACCATCAGCTACACCTGAACCTTCAGTTACACCATCGCCAACAACTACACCTGAGCCTACGCCTACAGTTACACCAACATCGTCTATGCCAGAATTGATGTTGACACCAAACTCTAGTGGCTCTGTTTCTGGTTGTGGTTCAGGAACTATCGCTGGTTATTCTAATTATGACAATATTGAAAATAAGATAACAATGTTTGGCTCTGGTTTAACTGGACTTCTAGCATGTCGTCCTGATGGGCAAGGTCCAGCAGTATCCGTATATGAATTTATACATACTCTAAATGCCACTGGTGGTTCTGGAAATTATGCTTGGTCTATTTCTACAATAGGTTCATGTCCGCCGCCGCCAACATATACATTCGGTTTTGCTCCACAGACAGGTTCGCCGGTAGTGTTTACTGCTGAAGTAATAGGACCTAACGGGACAGAGGGGTATTGTACTTTCCAAGTTACATTAACTGATACAACAACACTACAAACAAAAACTGTTGAAGTTTTAATAATAACTACTCATGAACCAATAGATTAATTAAGGATAATTATGTATATATTAGTTAGAAAAAGTGATAATATAATTATAGGTTCTGCTATGAATCCTATAAATAAAGAAAATGCAGAAAAAAATGGCTATGACGTATACGAGATTGATAAGTCAGAGTTTTCTGATAAATTAATAGGTTCTAAGTTAGAAAAATTCGATGAGATAAAATGACAGATTACAATATAAAATTCACAGATTCATCATCTCCCACAATAACATTAGGGCCTAAAAATATAAATACTGACTATGATATAACATTGTTCGGTAGAACCCGTTTGCGTTATGGACGGGAAATGAATGAAAATATGCTGCATCTTTTGGAACATTTTGCGTGCCCGGAAGATCCAGGTAATATTGGTAATCCAGATTTATCAGTTTCCATATTAAATTTATTATCCAATCCCGTAGAAGGACAGATTTGGTTAAATAGTACGCAAAATAGGCCATTTTTTTGGGATGGTACACAATGGCTACCATTGAGTCTTACTGGAGATTATGCCGCTAATTCAGGTATTATAGCACATGGAGAATATTTGCCTAGACCCGTTAGCGAATCCGGTTATGTATTCCCCTATTCAGAATGTGCTTGGATTGTTTCCCCAGCTAATGTACCAGTCTATGCATCTCAAATAATGTGTTATACAACTTCCGATGGAAGGGTAACTATGCGCTATAGAGAGAATCTTTCGCCAACATCAATACCAGGATGTGCAAATTATTTAATTGTAGGCGCAAAACTATAACGCTGATATTAATATATGTAATACAAATTTACAATGAAAAAAATAGCTAATATAGTTACATCTCCAACGAAATATACAGAAGATTTGGAATGGTCTGAACCAATTTCATATAAAATAAAATTATTGCAAAATACAGATTGGATTGTTCAGCAAGGATCAGGTGTGGTAAAACAACATAAATGGCTTCAATGGAGAGAAGCCGTAAGGAAATGCACCAGAAACTCATCTGAATCCCCAAATGATTTACAACTTAAATTGGAAAAATTAGATTCTGAAATTCCCAAATTAATTAGATATAATTCAATTGATTTTTCTGATATTTCTTTATATAAAGAAACTGTAATAAAACTTGTAAAATATTATTATTGTAAAAAATTAGATATTGATATTGCAACATATCTTAATAATATTTTATTGTTAGAAGAAAGATACAAAGAAGCAAAATACTATCTTGAGACAAAAGATATATCAAAATGTCATTTTATAAAAAGTTATATGGATATAACTGGAAAAGACGTTGAAAGTACGGTACAATTTTTCATTGAGCAGAAAGAGTTTTATTTCATCTTACTCCTAAGAAACCAAAAAGAAGTAGAATCAAAAATAAAAGAAATTAATAATATTAACGAAATGGAAGCTCTTCAAAAAATTTACGAAGAATATAATGTATGGATATCGACATTGACATTGACCCCCTTGCAGATTTGACAGGTATGAATTTTGTAAGAGCATCAATGATTGAAAATGATAAAATTAAACAACATCCAGTTGGTGTATATTTTCAATCTATTCCAATCGATATGGATTCCGGACTTGCTGCAATACCGTATCGACATGCTCAAGAATATGGTTTCATAAAAATTGATTTATTAAATCTTAATCTTTTAAAAAATTTTGAAAGCAGAAAAGAAGTCTTAGCAGTATTAAATATAAAACCGGATTGGACTTTATTACAAGATGAAACAATTGTAAAACGTCTTTTCCATATTAAAAATCATTTTGATTTGGTATCGAAATGTAAACCGCAATCAGTAGAAGATTTAGCAGATATATTGGCTCTTATTCGACCTAATAAAATTAAATTTATTGATAAATATTTAAAATCAAAAAAAGAAATAAGAAAATTTTTATACGATAAAATAGATGACAGTGATTTGAGAAAATCTCATGCTATAGCATACGCACTTAATATTGTATTACAAATTAATTTGATTAAATTAGGAGCAGATATATAATGTTTACTATACTTCATAGTATTAATGAAAACATAAATTCTATAAAATTAAATACACATCAATCATATAGTTTGTTATTAATATACTCAAGTCCAACAGAAGAATTAGCATTAGAATATATTAAATCTAGCGAAAAATTAATAGCTGCAACAGCGTATTTGAAAGAAATGCAATTAATAAAATATAATCCATCTGGATATAAAATTAATGATGCTGGACTAAAAGTATTAATTTATAATGGATTTATAGATGAAGATGGGAATTTAACGTTAAAAGGTAAAAATCTATTAAATACTAAAAAATCTTAAATTAAATAATCTCATTTGGAGACTCTATAATTCTCCCTTTGTAAACAACTTCTATATTTTCAGGAATATCCTTCTTTCTTTTCCTCTTTATTTTAATTGGATTACCCATGTTAAATGAAAATAATGGACCTAAAACTCTAGAAACATAATGAAGTGGAAACAATTTAATTATTTTATAGTATTCTAAACCTATATTATTCTTAGCTAAAAAAATTGAAAAAGGAATTTTATTGGAATCTTTCATGTACCATTCTTCTGCATATGAAAGTAATGTGTTTTCATCCAGATTTAGAGGTTGACATTCATCTAAAACAAATGCTTGTATGTAATCTGCTATGACATTATCAATTATTGTTATTTGTGGTTTTTCGTTGTATTTAACCAAAGAAACAAAGCGATAACCATTATAATTTTCTGGATAGTTTTCTGGTATTAATTCAATTTTTTTCATCATATTATAATCAACACGTTTATTAATTCTACAGTTGATACTGTTATTTCTATAGTATTTATATCTAATATTTTAACTTTATCTGGAATAATTAACTGTTTATCTGCATTATAAACATTGCATATTATTGCAGTCGTTCCAAAATTATGTTGAATTGTATATACATTATTCCCAGATAAGCTAATTGAACCTGATACTAATCCAGTATCATTGTCTAATATCACTTTATTTCCAGAATTAACGTCAATATAAATTTGATAAAATCTTTTCATTTTTGTATTTATAGTAAATTAATGGATATAAATACAAAAAACTGGAACCAAAAAAATGAAATTACTAAAAGAATTAAAAATTTATAAAATGAAAGAAATAGATAGTTCAGATCAAGATAAAGATAATTATGATTTAGATTCTGATTTTAATGATCATGATTATAAGTATGACTATGAAGACGATGACTATGAAGACGATGACACCAAAAACTACCAAGGTAACATCAGGTCAGTACCAGGAGCATTCTTAGTTTATAAAAGACAGGCTGAAGATTCCACATATGAAGAATTATGGATTTATAATTCCGGAAAAGATATAAAACACGAGATGAAAATAAGAAGGGCTATTTTAGCTGGAACTGATATATCTCCACAAACTGGTAAATCTAATGATAATAAACAGACAGCAAAAATAGTATCATTGGGCAACGTTCAATTTTTAAACATTTTTGGTATACCAAACTAACTTTACAGATCCTAAAAAGAGTGCTATATTGTACCAAAAATAGGTTTTCTATGGATCAATACAATGGTTCTGTAAATCAATTAAGCACTGCAAGGAGTAATATCCATGGACCAGCATTTATGGCGAACGACGAATATACAAAAAGTTTAGTGATGAAATTATTTAAATTAAAATCTATAATAAAATCTGAGAAAGCTTCTGAACTGAAGAAAAAATTAGCAAAGAAAAAATACGATAAGATTTTAAAGAACATTTTAAAGGTGAAAAATGATAATAACATTTAGTGCTGCTCAGGGGCAAGGTAAAAGCACTTTTATAAAAGACATCTCTACAAGATCTAAAATGTCTTCTGATATGACAATATATCCAACTAAAAGTGCTAGAACTATTATTGAATCTTATGGTCAGAATCTACAAGATATTTACGCAAATAAAAATACATTATGTAACTTTCAGTTGGATGTATTAAAACTTCATACCGAAATATTTAATTATAGTTATAATACAAAATATTTGTTAGTTGAAAGATCCTTCATAGATATTTTAACATTCTCTGTCCTAAATTTAGGAAGATTTAATGATTTGTCATCTTGGTTAGATGATTTCGAATCATTATGCCTTGAAAACCAATC